TTCAGAAAAACAAGTTTGTACTTATCTAGTAGTAGATACAGTTACGAAACTTGATGAATGGTCAGAAATTGTAGGTACTTATAACTATATGAACAAACCTCAAGGTAAAAAGTTTAATCGTGAAGGAGATGATCCTCAAGGTAAAAAGATTTTACACAATGATAGGAGATTTGAAACTGTTCATGAAATTCCTCAAGGTTATGGTTATCAACACAGTCGTTTAGTGATGACAGATTGGTATGACCAGTTAGTAGAATTAATTACTCTAGGTAAAGTAAAACACATTATTTTGTTAGCTCACGTTAAAGATAAGCTAATCGAAACTAAGAATGGTAATACTGTAGAACACATAGAACTTAATCTTACTGGTAAAGTAAAATCCATTTTTTCATCAAGAGTTGATGCTATTGGACATTTAAAAAGAATTCAAAACGAATGTTACATTACTTATGGAGGAGACGAAAAGGTAGTGTCTGGAGGAAGATGTGCTCATTTAACTGATGAAATCTTAGTTTCTGAAAAAGGAGAAGATGGTGTTATTACAACACATTGGAACAAAATATATCTTAAATAATTTCAATTTTAACAATTTAACAAAAAACAATTATGGCAACTGTAGTAAACATCACAAAAACAGCACTTCAAACATTAGTAGATCAAAAGAAATCTATTAAAGAAATTGCAGAACATTTTTCTGCTCCTGTAGTTCAAATTAAAAAAGGATTAACTCATTTCGGGATTAAAATTCCAAGAGCTTCTAAAGGAGGTGTTGTGTTTAACTTTATTGACGAAGAGGCAACTTTTACTCAAAGTGAAGTTCCTGTAAGTTTACCTGTTAACGGGTCTATTTATACAGACATAACACCAGAAGAGGTAGAAGCTGCATTCAAATCGTTTGAGACAAACGAAGTTCAAGAAGAAGTAGTTCTAGAAACAGCAGATAACACAGATTTCTAAGATATTTTTCTTTTATTTTTCAAGGTCTGTAAGTAAATTGCAGACCTTTCTTTTCAAATTCATTTATTTAAAAACAATTTAAAACAATTATATTATGTCAGGATTTTCATTTAACAACGTACAAGAAGTAAAACAATCAGTAGGAACAAAAACATCTACAGGTATTCATGAATTTTTAATTAAATCAATTGATACTGAAGTAGTTAAAGGTAAAGATGGTAAAGAAGATTGGACTAAAGGTGTTGTAGTTCTTGAGTGTACTAAGTCGAATGTAGCTAAAGATTTAGAGTATTCAGTTGGAAAAACTATCAATTACGATATTATGTTTCCTAGAGATGCAGAAGGAGCTGAAAAACTAGGTAAAAGGTTAATACATATTTTTAGTAAAATAGCTACAACTGCTAATACTGAAAAAGTAAAAGAAGCTATTCAAAAACTAGATTTAACTAATATTGACACTTTAATTAAAGGATTGAAGAAAATAGCTGAAGGAAGATACCTTCGTTTGAAAGTAGTTGCTACTCAAGATGGTAAATACCCTACTATTCCTTTGTACTATGCTGGTTATGCTGAAACTATTGACACTTTCCCAACACAATTAGCTTATGACGAAGAAAAAGAAGGTATTAAAACTCAGCCAAAAGGTGCTGAAAATGCTAAAGTTGGATCTGAAAGTTCTCCTGTAGCTGCTGGTACTTCAGATGTTGACGATCTCCCCTTCTGATAACTAGTTGACAATCAATAAGTTATAAATAAAGGGTAGTTTAGGCTACCCTTTTTAATCTCTTAAAACTATGAAAAAATACATAATTGTTACAGCAGACACTAATGATGCGGACTATGTTTCTGAAAAAACTGAAATAACAGATGAACAAATAGAATTAATTAAACCTATAATTGAAGCTATAAAAAATCATCCTAAAGATAAGAATAATTGGGGGGCACACCATAATTATGAAACAGGGGAAGTTGTGAGAAAAGCAAGTGCTCAAAAATTATACGGTCATTTAGATAATTTTGATTTATTTGACGGACTTGTTCCTTCTGGTGATCCTAATTATCCAAGTGTTCATACAATAAAATCTATACAAATCTTAGAAGTTGTAAATGAAATAACTCTTCTTTAGTTGAAATTGATTAAATGTTTAGTTTTAAAGACGTACACGAAAATGAAACGTTAACAACAAAAGAAAAGATCGAAAAGATTGGTGAAATGCAAATCTATTTTCGATACTTAGGGTATTTCCCTCAACAAGGTAAAACATACAGCTCTCCTTTTTCTAGTGACACAACACATTCATTTAGTTTTAAACTTGGTGATAGTTTAATGTGGAAATGTTTTAGTACTGGAAAAGGTGGAAATTGTATAACATTAGTGTCAGAATTATTTAACGAAACATTTAAAGATGCAGTTAAGCGTATATTCAATGACTTTAAAGCAAACAATAATGTACAATCTAAAAAGAAAGTACTCGCTTCAGATAGATTTACTAAATATGATACTGAGATACAAGTTGTTTTACAAGATTTTTCTAAAACTGACCTAGATTATTGGTTACAAGGTGAAATAACTAAAACTACCTTGGATTTTTTTGATATTAAAACAGTAAAAGAAGTTTGGTTAGATAAAGGAGAAGGATTTAAATGGTTATGGAGTTATAGTCCTACTAATCCAATATTTAGATACTTAATCAATGGTAGGTATAAAATCTATCGTCCATTAGAAAAAGATAAACAATGGAAATGGTTAAGTACTACTAAAGTAAAAGATTGGCAAGGATTTAAACAACTTCCTAAAACTGGAGATATTCTCATCATAACAAAGTCAATGAAAGATGTTATGGTATGGTATGAATTTGGTTTTAATGCAGTTAGTCCATGTTCAGAGTCTCAACAAATTACAAAAGAAGTTATAGACTACTTCTTTACTAGATTTAAACGAATTTATATTAATTATGATTATGATAAACCTGGAATGACACAAATGATATACTTGAAGTTAGAGTATGGTCTTCCAGTAATTATCACATCAGATATTGAGAATAAAGATTTTTTCGATTTAGTTAAAGCAAAAGGTATAGAGTTCACAAAAAAGTTAATAACAATTCAAATTTAAAATTATGTCAGAAGTAACAATCCTTTCGAAATCAGCAGGTTTAACTACAACAGGTAGAACTATTTTAGTTTACAATCAACCAATGCAAAAAGCAGCTAATATTGTATTTAATGGTACAAAATGGGCTGAGTTTGCTAAACTAATTGAAAATCATGCTGATTTAGGAGTTTCAAGTGTAAGCACATATCAAGCCGTTTTAGCTAGTTCTCAATTAACTCTTGAGTTTCTAATTGTAACTTCTTTAACTCTAAGTGTAAAACAAAAAGAATTATTATATAATAAGTAATCCCAAGAGTAGTCATCCCCTTGAGGAAATATACTGTGTACTATTTGTTCAAAATACGGGTATTTCTTTAGTAATTCTTCTCTTAAATAATCTTTATTAAATCTAGGATTATCTTTAATAATCCCATCTTCAACTATCCAATTGTTTCTTTCTAAATCAGAGATTCTTACATAACCATTACTTTTTTCAGCATACTTCCAATTTTCAGGGTAATGTAAAATTTGTGTTTTAGAAACAATGGTAGAAGTTTTACCGTTAATATCTACAAGATGTGTAAATGATGTAGATAAACTTAGATTGTATGTAAATCCACCAGAATCATATTGAGACTCATTGTCAATACGTTCTGTGTGAGGGTTTATGTAACAATCTACTCCTCTTAAACAACCCTTGTAAGTACAATATGTACCATCTCTACATAATATAATACCTTTATTCTCTATTTCTTCTTCTTTACTTTCTTTTGATTCAAAGTCTATAAAAGTACCATTTCTACTATAGAACCCCCAAAATCTTCTTCTATTTCCTCTTCATAATCCTCATATTCAATATCTTCTGTTTCGGTTTCTTCTTCTTGATGTTGTATTAAAACATTGTTTCTAAGATTATTTGCTTCTAACTCTAAACTTAAAATAAGAGGATCTATTTGTTGTACTACACTAACTGTTTCACCATTACGTAATCTTTCTGCTTCTTTTGCTAACTCCTCTACATTAATCATAGATTATTATTAAAATAAAAAGGGGAAAATGGGTGTTATTTAGAGTATAAAAAGCAAACAATAAAAAAAAATAAACAATGACATTTAAAGAGTTTTTAAAAAGAATTGCAGATAAATGGTTTTGTTTGCATGAATGGGAACTCCAAAGAAGAGTCAGAATATTTGAGAGATCTTATGATAAACTACCTTCAAGTTTTCTAGAACACTTCATTTGTAAAAAATGTGGTAAAAATAAAAAGATAAATTTATGAAAAAAACTGCATTAGTTGATCTTGACAGTATTGCATTTTGCACTTTTGCAGGTAATAAAATTCCTGATGGAAAAGGTGGTTGGTTAAGAACTGAAGATAATAAAAGGTTTTTATATACTGAAAAAACTCCTGAAGAAGTAATTCAAGCTTGTGATGATATTCTTACAATGATCTTAACTGATTGTGGTGCAGACTCTTATATTTTATTTATAAAAGGTTCTGAGACTATCAAAGACAGATTAGCTGTAAATTCTGAATACAAACAAGATAGAAGTCAAGAACAACCTAAATATTGGAAACTGTGTTCAGATCATTTTGTAAATAAATGGGGTGCACATTTAGCTAATGGTCTGGAAACTGATGATGCCTTGAATATTTGTAAACACAATGTTCCAAATAGTTTCTTATGTTGTGTTGACTCTGATTTATTAGGAACAGAAGGAACTCACTGGAATTGGTCTAAGAAAATATGGATTACTTCGACTAAAGAAACTGAGGAATATAACCTTTGGTTTGATATGATTGCAGGAACACATAACAATGTAAAAGGACTCCCAGGAAAAGGTAAAGTGTTTGCAGAAAAAGTGTTAAATGGAGAAGGAATGTTACAACCAAGTACCAGATCTTTTCCAGCAAGAGTTTTAAATTCTTATATAGAATACTATGGAAACCCCCATGATGCTATTACAGAGTTTTACAAAAACTATAAATGTATTAAGTTGTTAACATTTAAAGAAGGATTTGAAATACCTACTCCAATTGAATTTAAACCAGTAGAAGAAATGACTATTCAATTTACAGAAGAAATCACACCAGATCTTAGTACATTAAAACCTAATGATGATATACTAAGTGATACATGGTTTGAAAGTATTAAACCACAAGAAGATTTACCAGAATTTGATTTTTAAAGAATTGAAATTAACAACAAGTAAACAAGATGAAACGAAATCAGTGTTCTTTTTATTGCCACTGACATTAGTACCAAAGACATATTTTAACAATGCTAGAGCTATTTATGCTCTAAACTCACACAAACCTGAATTAGATCATCACGTATTTATTCTATTTGAAAAGGATAAAATAGAGAACTATGAGATGTATAGATTTCAGAACTTTAACACGTATCACAGTACTGAAGATTTTGGAGAATTTGTATTGATAACATTTGAAATTCCTTCAGATTATCAAAAAGACCACAAAAGATTCTTAAAAGGAAAGTATTCTAAGTTTTCAGAAGAAGCTAAAAATGCTATTGGAAATCACATTAAGTTTAGAGTAAAAGACGCTAAAGGTAAAGTGATAGATTCTTTAACATTTAGAATACTATTTCCTAAAAATGAAGACAGAAAGTATTTAGCAGATGTGTTAGGTGTTCAACTTGATGAAGATTGTGAAATATTTGATAGTCCTAATTTAGAATTAGAAACATTTAATATTAATAACTTTTATAAATTATTTGAGTAATGATTAAAGTAAGTAACACTAAAATTATTGATTGTCACGATTGGGATAAATTAGTAGTTGAAACTTATGGTAGACCGTATTGCTTTCAACAACAGGATGAATGTCAAAGTAGAGGATTATTTGAGTTATCAATTCCTTCTGATTTTACAATGAATGATGAGATGAATGACTCTATACCAGAAAAAGTAAATGGTGAAGAAATGGGAGTTAAGTTTGATGTTTGGTTAGCTAGAGATCCTAAACAACCAATACCAAACCAAACTGCTGATTACCAATTAAGATCTTGTGCTTTTTATTTTTATTACCAATCTCCGCTAGCACCTCCACCTCCTGAATCTCCTCCTCCAAAATCAAAATTGGATAAATCATTGTTTGAAGAGTTTGAAGAGCTACTAGAATCATCTGAAGATGAATCAAAGAATGAGCTTACTATTGGAACAACAACATCTACTATACTTTCTGTAATGCTATAATCTTTTTCAAAATTATTTTGTTCAGAGTATCGTAAGAATGAATACTCACTTTCATCTATTTCTTGTCTTAACTTATAACTTTTACCTTTAGTACTGATAAAAGGTGTTTTACATTTGTATATACTCTTTCAAACAATAATAAAACTATGAAACATTTTATATTTTCGTTTGTACTGTTATATGTATGCATGTCATGTGAAGAACCACCACGCAATGTTGTAGATGAAAATGCCTCATCGGAAATTATATCAACTGTCAGAATAAGGTATAAAAATGGTGGTGTTGATACTATAATTGTACATCATAAATTTGACCTTGGATTATCATTTGATAGTTTGGTAGACACTGGTGATCCACGTAAAGAATAC